TTCACATTGCCGGTAATCGCAAAGTTCGTGAAGGTATACCCTCCACCACCTGCGGATGGGCCAGCCCCAGACCCGAACGAGACACCCCAGCCGATGATGACGCAACTACCTGACCCATGCGATACCGCCGTCGTGGTCGTAACCGATGTGCCTGACGCGGCAGTCCCAAACGCCGTGTTGATCTTCGGGTCGGTCGTCGGCACGCCGCTGAACTGCAAGATGTCATACGCGCGGTCACTCGATGAGCCGCTTAAACTGAGCGTCACGATATTCGAGGCGTTGCCGAGGCAGTTGTAAGCGTAAAATATGCACAGGTTGCCACCGCCTCCACCAATCTGCTGCGTCGTGCCTGTTTGGAAATACGTATTGCCAGCCGTATCTGTTGGCACTCCTGACGGTGTTTTCGTTGAATCGTCAATGTAGAACATCGCCACGAGGAGATTGCCAGCCGTAGCCGACGTCGCCGCCGAGGCGATAGAACTCGCGCTGGACGTGTTCCCGCCACGCGCCGCGTTGACGAACGCAATCGCCACCTACGTGAACTTGTGGAACGCCTGCGTAATCGCTGCGTAGACGTGGTCAACCTGTGCGTCGGTAGCCACCTTCGAGAGCAGCGAGTTCAGTTCGTCATACGCGGCCTGCGTCGTCGCCACGTCAGGAAATCCGAACTTCGACCGCATGTATTCGCCGACGACGCCGGTCTCTTTCATCGTGTCCATCGTCGCCACGAGGTCAATCAATCGCTGCACGGCCGCTGTCAGCGGAGACATCACGCCCTGAATGAGTTGCCCGTAGGCTGATGTCTTGTCGTAGGGAAGGTGTGTGTAATCAGCCATTAGGCTCCTTTGTATCCGCTGAGGCTCACCTTCGTGCTTGAGCCGGTCGTGACATTCGCGACGTAGACTGCGGTCGCCGTCGTGGGCTGACGAAGCGGTGTCGGAAAGACGAATGTTCCACCACCACCACCCGTAGTCGCCACTGCGGCTGCCGGGGCTGGAATCACATAGAACGCTGTGCCACCACTGCCATCTTGAATCGAGATGTCTGTCGATACCGTCGTGCTCCCGTTGCTCACGGTAATCTGCGTGATGTAGTTCCGCAGGCCAGACGCCGGAGCAGCAAGCGTAATGGTCGATGTGGTGCCGGTCATGGCCGATGTCATCGCGAACGATACGAAGTTCTCAGGGTTCGCATACGGAAGAACGATGAGCTTGCCGACGAGGTCTGCGACGAGCTGCACCGCCCGACCTGTCGTGACAGCTGCGTTCTCGCTCGAGACGCCTTGAGCGCCGTTGTTCGTCGGGTTGCCGGTGATGGCGACGTTCGTGGCGTTCGGGCCACCGACTGCGAGAATACCGGCCGCCGAGCCGCCATTGACCGTCGTGGTCCCGTTGACCTGCGCGAGGTTGATCGCGCTGTTCGCATCCGGCGTGACAAGCAGCTTATTGGTGAGCTGCGGCTGGTCGGTCGCGATGACGACTCGCAGCGTGCCAGCCGATTTATTGCCGCTGTTCGTGTCGGCCGCAGTCCCGGCAATCGTCGTGACGTCGTTTTTGATGTTCTGCGCCGCCGTGAACTGCATCGTCGCAGTCTGGCCGGTCGTGAGCGTCGTCGGCGACGTGACGAACGTTCCGCCAACAGGCACCGGATTCGCCGTGGCCGTAGCCGCGTTCGCCACGTTCCCGCCGACCGCGATGATGCCAGCGACACCACCAGTCACCGTGTTCGTTCCGGCAATCTGCGCTACGTTCACGGATTGATTGGCAGGCAGTGCGACAGAATCCGGCGTCACGAGCAGTTTCGTCATGCTCGCCACGCCCTGAATCGTCAGCACGCCGCCTGCCGCAGAACCAGCCGTCCCGGTGCCGACCACAGCCGCGTTCAGGTTCGCCGCCGTGGCCTGCGTCACCGCAGTCGTTGACGTCGTGTCGAGCACCGCGTGCAGGCTGGTGCCTGTGGTCTGAACGACCGTCACGTTACCAGTCACGGCGGTAGTCGACCCGGTGTCCGTGATGACGTGACCGATGACCGCTGACGAAGCGTCGTTGATGACGTGGAATGGCGTGTTGTCTGACGCGATGGTGACGCGCTGTGAGCCTGCCCCGGTGACGCCGTTGCCGGTCAGCGTCGTGGTGCCGGCGATCTGCGCCACGTTCACGGCGCTATTCGCATCCGGCGTGACGAGCAACTTCGTCATCGACGCGATGCCCTGCACCGTCACGACACCAGCGTTCGCCGTGCCGGCAGACCCTGCACCAATGACCGTCGCGTTCAGGCTGGCGGCAGTCGGCTGCACCACCGTGACGTTTCCGGTGACAGTCGTAGACGTGAGCGACACCGGCACCGCAGAGGCCCGCAGTTGGGTGTCGGTCAGCCCGCCTGTCGTCACCGTGCCGCTGACCGGAACCGGCGTAGCCCGCAACTGCGTATCGGTCAGGCCGCCAGTCGTGACCGCGAATGCGGTGTTGTTCGAGGCGATCGCGACACGCAACGTCCCGGTATCCGACGTGCCATTCCCGACAGACGGCGTGACGGTGTTGATGCCGGTCAGGTTGACATCGCTTCCAGGCCCGCCTCCGCTCGCGACGTAGGGGTCGCCGTTCGTGTCCACCAGCACGACGGTCAGCGGGTTGCTGTTGGTGTAGTCTTCGACGGTCGCCTTGATGGTGTTGTCTACGCCGTCAACGATGACAGTGTCGCCGCCACCGCTGCCGCCGCTGACCTGGTAGGTTGCCTCCAGCGATGGGCCATTCGCCGTGAGCACGTCGGTGTCATCGCCGAACACCGGCACCGACTGCGGGCCAGTCAGGAAATCGTCAGGCACGCCAACCGTGACCGTGATGCCAGCTTCCTGCACCCGCGCTTGCGTGCCGTTCACCCCGCGCTGGACGAGTGCCTGCGTAGGTGTCAGGACGCGAAGCACGCGGCAGTATTCGGACCCAAGCGCAAGCAGTTGCCCGCTCTCGAGGTCTACGTCATCGAAGAGCGTGATGCTCTGAGAGGAAGCCGTGAGCGCGTGTGCGAGCGTCGTAATCATGACGCCGGTTCAAGCAGTCGGCCGCAGGTTGGACACATATGCTGCTTCGCGGTCAGTCCGATGTCGAGTTGCTGCCGGCGCGGCGGCCGGATGGTTTCGGCTTCTGGCTCGGTCGCCTCTTCCTTCGAGCGCTCATACATGAAACTGTCCGAGGACACCATGATGGGCGTGCCAGCCGGCCAGGACCGCGCGATGGTGCTACGAGCGCCGCGGATCACCTTGGCCTGCGTCTTCGACAGCACGCCGCTGACCGCGAGACACTCTTGGTCTGACGGTTCGGCATCGGCCGGAATCAGCATCTCGGTATCGAGCGTCAGCGGGCCAGACGAAACCGTGATGGTCTGGTCCCGCGTGGAGAGCGGCTGTAGCAGAATGACGTTGAACTGCATCTACGTGCTCGCGTAGAGCGCGATCATCAGCGTGGCTGTCGTGGTCGCGCTGTAGACTCGAATCGCCCGCACTGGCAGCAGTGAACCAGCGGCACAGGTGAACTCTACGAGTGAGCCATCCTGCATCACGGCTTTGACGATGCCGATCCCACCGACCCAGATGGCATCGCACGGCTTGACGTTTTGCCCGTCTGTCGAGACCGAGCCGTCGAAATTGACGGTGTCGCTCTTCGTGATGGGGATGGCCTTGGCGAATGAGGCGTTATAACTCTGGGACATGAACCCTCAATGCGCCGATGGCGCGGAAATCGAATCGCTCAGGATGTTGTAGCCACCGGACCCACCGCGCGGAATCAGCGCCGGATCGCAGCCGAGCAGCCCAGGATCGACGTTCTGTCGCTTCATCAGCGCATAGGCATCTGACGCCAACTGCGGCAACAGCGGCGGAATCGGCCTTGAGAACGGCGTGCAGATCTTCAGCGCCAACTGGTAGTGATACGCCTGCTGGTAGCCTGGCGGCCCGGTGAGAATCGAATCGAGTGTCGCCGGCACACCGACAGCCTGCGGTGCGTAGAGCATCAACGTCACGTCCTGCGTCGGTTCCGGCCAGATGTAGAGCGTCCCGTTCGCGGTGTCAATCGATGTCTGATAGTAGAACTGCTGCGGAAGAGCGGACTGAAGTAGCTTGATGGTGTTCTGAGCGTATTGGTCGTCATTCATCTGCGCCATCGGCGTCTCAACAGCCGGCGACGAGCCAGGAATGACGTAGTTCATCGTGTTGATCCACACCGGGCGAGCCGCGACGATGTCGCCGGTTGGGCCGATAGTCTGCGTGCTGGTGCTCGAGGGCCATGGAATCGACAGCGCAGACTGCACGGACAGCGTCAGCCTGTCGGCGGCCCATGCGTCAATCATCCGCTGGCCGTATCGGAGACAGAGCTGCGCGTCGGGCGCAGACATCGTCTCGCCCTGTCCGAGCGCTCCTATTTCCATCATCGCGTCGGCGGCGATGTCGCGGAACGTTGGCATGATATGATTCCGATTACCTCCGCGCGAAGCCGACAACGAGGTGATTCCTCGTCCAACTTGGGTTAATCGCCAAGTGGCGACTTAGCGCGGAGCCTTACGCCGTCTTCCGTCCTGCCGCCGGCTGAATCGCCTTCATCACCGCCGAGAGTTGCTCATCGGTCAACCCGGCCATCGCGTCGGTTGCCGCCTCGAGACGCTTCGCCTGCTGTGCCTTCACGACGAGCGCCCGGTCCTCAGGCGACAGGCTCTGAAGGATGTCTGCCACCATCTGCGTCGGTGTCATCACGCGGCTCGTCGGCGGCTCCGTGGTGTATTGGTCGGCGTGCGCCGCGCGTTCCTGCTCGGAATGCACGGTGATTTCGTCGCCGGTCTGCTTGTTCCACATGAGCTGCGCGTATGCGCCAGGCTTCGTCGTGTCCCAGTCGCGCGGGCTCTCCGTGGACATGAAAAACGTCGGCCGTGGGTCCGTGGCAGTCGGCATCAGCCGGAGGTCGCGCAACTGGCGTTCACGAATCGGCGAACGGCCTCCGGTATCGTTGTTCAGTTGTGCCTTCAGCGCCGCAATCTGCTCTGGGGAGAACATCGAGAGATCCATCAGTGCTCCAGTTCCTTCAAGAGTTCCAGCTTCGCGTCGATTTCCCGGATGTCGCTACCGGCATCCTGCACCGCGTGCCAGTCGCCAGCCTTGACCTTGGAGAGCAGATAGGCGACGAGTGCCGCCTTCTGCTCTGCGAGGTCTTCGCGTCTAGTAGTCGCCGGCATAGACCCAGAGAATCGTCACGGTGCCGCTCCACGTCGTTGTGGCGTTGCCGTCGATGTCGGCGGCAGTCGGAATACCCGCGTTGAGGTAAATCGCCTGCGCCGTGGTATGCCCGTCGTATTTCAGCATCGTCGTCGCCGAGAGGTAGCCGCTGCCTGCGGTGCCGGCGATGTTGATCGTGGCCGACGACGTTGACGAGAAGGCATTGACGATGTCCTGCTCTGTCGTGACGAGCGTGCCGCTGGCCTGCGCTGCCGTGATGACCGAGCCAATCCCTGTGGAGATGGTCTTCGACCCGTTCAGCGTCGTGAGAATCGCTGATGTCGTGGTCGGTGTCACGGTCGCCGAGGCGGCCAGCACCGCAACGATTCCTTCAGGGAAGGTGTAGATCTTCGTTCCACCGCCGACGTTGGCCTGAGAGATTGCCACCGCGACGTTCGTGAGCGTCAGCACTGTCTGGTGAAACGGTCCGAAGGCAGATTCCGTTGCCACCACAGTAGCCGCCGCGACGACGCCGGCCGCGTTGCTGGTGCCGGGAAGAATCGGCCCGTCGAACTTCCACGTTCCGGTGGGGTTGTAATCGGAGGAGATTTGAAACGTCCCTCCACTCTGGTAATTCGGCATGTGTCGCTACTCCTGAAGGAATGGGGAGCGAGCCGATGCCCGCCCCCTCATGCCGAATTAACCGATGACGACGCCGATCGCGCCAGCCGTGGCAATCGGACACCACACGCCGCCCTGAGCGCGAATCGTGAACGTCGCGTTGGCGTGCGCCGGCCACGTCGCCGTGTCAGACCCGGTCGTATCGCCGTAGAACCCGGCCGTGTTCGTCAGCACATGCGCGGCTGCCGTGGTCGAGATGAACGTGATGGTGTTCGTCTGGTCCTTCGTCGGCAACGCGATGGTATACGCACCAGCGGTCGCTTTCGTGAGGAAGAAGAACGTATTCGACGTCGGAAGCCCTGTGCCGTTCGGACCGACAATCGCGCCATCGACGCCGAGGCTCTGACTGGCGTAGATCGCGCCAGGCGTAACGCCGGAGTTGATGAAATCGATGGTCGCCCCGTAGACGACGGGAGCCAACTGACCGTGCGACGATGCCGGCGTGCCTTGATAGCCTGGCACGACACCGAGGACGGGCGTGAGGTTGTTCGACGTGATTCGCATCCACTCGGTATCGACCATCGCGAGCATCTTGGGAAGTGCTCCTGTGGCCGAGGTGAGATTGATGACGACGTCGTTGACGGCTTTATTCGCCGCGAGAGTCGTTGCAGTCAGCGCCATGATTAACCTCCCACCCGCACGCCGAGTTCCTGCCGCAGGACAGCCGTCCCGTAGAGGACATCGAGGCGCTGAATCCACTGGTCCGACGTCGCGACGTAGTCGCGAATCACCCGAATCGACTTGCCCGATTTCTTGGACGACGCCCGACGCGCGACGTCGGTGCCACCCGGCAACGGCATGTCCACCATTGCGAGCGTCCCGAAGTCCTTGTGACAGACGATGTTCTGCGGCGAAGACTTCGCCGAGATGGTCGAGAACGACGCGGCCGGCGTGTCGAACACGTAAACAGGCGTGCTCGAAGCAGGCATGTTCGTGATGTTCTGCAACTGCGAACCCGGCCCGATCATCGCCGGTCCCACCGGAATCGTGATGGTCCCGGTTGTATCCGACGTCGTCGCCATCACGACGAATTGCGCGGTCTGCCCGGTGCTCGAATACGACTGCGGATTGACGAAATTCACCGGAGTCGATGTCGAGACGAACGAGACCACATCGCCCGCGTTCAGCGTGGTTGATGTCCACGAGCCGGTAACGATGGTCGAGGCACCAGACGTCGCCGTGGTCGTGACTGTCGGCGTGCCGCCGAGCGTCCCAACGGTATGCACGTAGATGTTCTGGTCCATCTCCCACCGGAAGCCGACCGCACGGCGCATCGAACCCGTCAGATACTGCTCCGCGATTTCACCGGACGGTTCGAGTAGCCCCTTCAGCGTCCCGACCATCGTGTTGTCGGCGATCGGGTTGAGGAACACGAAGCGATTGCGGTCCATCGGAGCCGCGAGGTTGTCGAGCTTCGTCTTCGCGCTGAGATAGGTCTCGAGCTGCGTCGGCGTGGTGCCGGGAGTCCCGACGAACATGTTCAACCCCTGCGCGAGGTTGTTCA